ATGATAGCAAAAGATTTTGAAAAATATATTGAAAAAAAGGTTTTGGTTATGCTCACTGACGGCAGAGGGATTGCAGGTGAGCTTGATTCCATTGCTCCTGATTACGATACGGAGTCTGGGAAAGATGAGCTCGAATTGTTTATCGAAGGAGCATATATTGTAGTTCCTGTTGACGAAGTAGAAAGTATCAAAATGGTATAGAACATAACACAAAAACTAAATACGTTAATTAGCATCGCAATGAAGCGGTGCTTTTTTATTGTCGTTTGTCCATCCGACGTAAAACAGGACAAGAACGGTAGTCCAAGCGTAAGCACTCGCAGGACGTAAAACAGAAAGGAAACTATTGCAATGGCATTTACAAGAGACTCACTAAAGCAATTTGGTATCACGGACGATGAGGTTATCACAAAGATACTCAACGCACACCACGCAGAACTAGATCCTGTAAAGGATAAAGCTGAGCAGTACGACAAGGTTAAGGCTGATTTTGACGAGCAGACTAAGTCAATTGAGGGACTAAAGGCCTCAGTAGGAGACAAGCCTTTTTGATTGCGGGCAAAAATATCAGTTGCATAATGTTCCAACTGTTTTCTGTCTAATTTTTTAATAGTGTCTTTATCAAATCGCTTTGTTATCCTGTTATTATCAACTACAGTATTTTTGTTATAAACTGTAGTTGTAGGCTTAATATACTCAAAATCTCGCTTATACCCTTTAACGTAAAGCCTATTAAGGTTCTGTTTGAGCCCTGCTTTCTCGCAAAATCGAGCGTATTGCTGTTCTTTTGCTGTAATGGCAGCAGTCATATTCTGTCCGCCTAGATATTGTCTTTTAAACTCCCTAAGTTTCCTTTCAAGGGTTTTATGACTATTATGTGTTCTTTATGCTTGCTTACTTTACTGGAGCGAGAAAGGGCGAAATCCATGCTCTTAGGTGGTCAGACTATAAAGACGGCGCTATAACCATTAGCAAAAGCATATCACAAAAACTATCAGGAGGTGATCGCGAAACGCCTCCAAAGAATATAAGTAGTAATCGTATAATTCAAGTGCCCGAACCTTTAAAAATCGTCCTAGATCAACATTACAAACAATGCCACAAATACAGCGGTTTTAATCACAATTTTTTTACAGCCGGAGGATATAGGCCACTTAGAGATACGAGTATCGAAAACGTAAACAAAGAGGCAGCAAAACGAGCAGGACTGCACCACACTAGGATCCATGACTTTAGGCATAGTCATGCTTCGCTTTTAGCTAATAACAATATAAACATTTTGGAGATTAGTAGACGTCTCGGACACAAAAATATTGAACAAACATTAAATAGATATAGCCATTTTTATCCGGCGGAGCAGGAAAATGCAATCAGAGTTTTAGAGAAAATTAAGATATAAATCGTGTACAGAACGTGTACAGAAAATTTGACATACCTTTATCTAAAATTAAACCTAGAAATCACCCCTTGGATCTTAAAATTCACGTTCGGGCTGCAGCTGCTCTGATTTCAACAAGTTTCATCAGTCGCAGGCATCCCTAGCGAAAAAGCTGCCTAACCGCTCTGGTTAATCCAGTCGCGGGGCAGCTTGTTTTGGTGGAGATGGCGAGAGTAATTTGATATGTTTTTTAAGATTTACACATATATTCTTATGGCTATTTTTAGCCATTTCGAGCCTTATATCTCCGTCCTCAAAGTCATCAAAAATATATTTTTCGTATATAATTCGTATTTTTGATTTTGCTACCGCTACTCCTTAGATTGTATTCGCAAAACTGATTTATGGCAATAAAAAAGAGGGCAAATGCCCTCTTAATTTAACTACTATACCACAAGCTCACAAGCAAGCCCAACAGCATATGCTCTCTTCACCCCATGAGATGCGATATATGATATTGCTTCAGCTGTATTATTTTCTCCTATAAGAAGAATAGGCATTTCACCTATGTTGCTTGAAACGATTGCGTCGGCCCATGAAGCAACTACAATAGCCTCTTCAGCTGATGGGAAAAAATGCTCTGCAATTTTTCTTGACGTTTCAAAACGATCTGCCCCCTTGACTCTTTCGACGCTACCAATCTCAGCGAGCTGCTTTTCTACAGTAGTATTAACAACACCTGTATCGCCCACAATGATAAAGTGTAAATCATTGTGTTTTTTTAGCTCTACAATTTGATTCGCTTTTACGAACTCGGAAACTATAAGTACCGGAACGTTTGTTGTAAGTGTGGATACACCATCAGCCCAATCGCTGCCATTAGTAACAATGATTGATTTTGTTTTTGAAAAGCATTCTTTCAGAACTTCTAGATTTGTATCGTATCTAGTATCTCCCTTTATTACTTTTGCTCCACCCTTGTTTACTATATCGCCACCAACAATATATGTTTCGAACCCATAAGATAACTCAGGATGATCTAGCACTATGTTTGCCTTATTTGCTTTTGCGAGAAATGCTGCGCTTATTCCGTCAGGGAAGTTTTTACCTGAAACAATCACCTTATTTGCTTTTGCAAACTCCTTGTCTATTATATCTGATGTTGCATATCTGTCATCACCTGCGTATTTGATGACCTCTGCACCAATATCGACTTGCTTAGGTTTTGGTGTAACAACTTGCGTTGTTTTCTCGCCCTGCTTCCTCGCATATGCATACCATGTATCTGCATCACCATAAAACACATCAAGGTCAAGTCTTTTGCTGTATCCACTTAGGTATCCATGCGATGTATATTGATACATTGCAACAACGCTCCAGTATGGCACATATGGTGCAGCCTTTTCGAGATATCCTGTTGCATTGTTGTGGTCGTACTGGGCTACCCACAACCCATAGTCTGCGTTAGCTATAGCGCTACAATCGTGGCTCTCAATGAAGCTTAAATAACTGTAAAACATAGGTTTTACGCCTATAAGTCTATAAACTGCATCGAGCCAAGCTTTTGCCCATTCTGCGCCTAAATACACATCCTGCTCAAAGTCTAACACGGGAATAACCGTGCCATCGAAGTATGCACCGCAGTTATCTACAAACCACTGTGCTTCTTCTTCGGGAGTTCCACCAAAACCAACCTCACGAGCAAAGTGGTATACTCCGATTAGCTTCCCTGCAGCCTTTGCTTGTTGTACGAAGCCGTCACATTCTGCCGATACATATCCGGCACCGCCTGTTCCTTTGATTATCACAAAATCTGCGGGCACACTTGCTAGCTGTATACCCTCTTGCCATCCTGAAATATCAATTCCGTGCAACATATTAACCCTCCAAGTCCTTGAAGTCCTTGACTTCCTCGGTATTTTCTAATTTTAAAATCTGCTTAAATATCTGATGCAAGCCAGTGCTTGCAAGTCCACTGATCATACCGCTTGCAATTGCCACTAGAGTTATCGCCTGTGCGTTGATACAGCCTAGCACTGCTCCCAATATCGTGACTGTGAGTGGAATGTACTTGTTGTCGGTTGGTAGGAATTTCTTCATTAGATAGCCTACTACCAAACAAACTGCGATAACTAGTGGAATGTAAAGATTTGTTAAAAATTCAAGATTCATAATGTACCTCCTTGAATAAAATAAAAAGGTGGAGTTATTTCCACCTTTACCTAACTAAAATATTTTGAATAACTAGTGTCATTCCTGAGCCTATTAACACGGATATGATAGCTTGTACAACTGCGTTCCATCTCATCTTAGGTACTTGTTCAAGTGCGTTTATTCTTTCGCCCTGCTCGTTGAGTTCCTCGTGGTGCATATCCATCTTTTGTATCATAAGCTCTATGTTCGTGTTGATTTTCTGTATTTCCCTTGTCATGTCCTCAACAATCGTCAATCGCGTATTCATTCTTTTGATTTCGTCATCGTGGCATTGTATCTTGATGTCAATGGTATTCTTGCGTTCTAGCCACTCTTCCCTTGTCAGTTCTCCCATATGCTCCTCCTATTTCCACTTGCCAATCGCGTAGATTTGCAAGTTTAAAATGTCTGCAGATGCGGAGCTCTGACTCGCAGCTACCGTCAACATCGTTGTATTTTGCGTATTGATTGTTTGAGCGGCAAACGAATATCCGTTGCCAATCTGTACTGACGCCATTACCGTTGGCTTTGCGATAAATCGACAAGACGACGGGAATGTAAACGTTTTTCTGTTAAAAATCATGTTATTCCAGGCTCCAGCAGTCCATCCTGATCTAGAGTCCGAATCGGCTGTCTTAATAAGCTCTAATCTCCCCCTCTTCCATTTCACGAACTGCCATCCATCGACTTCGCCTTGCTCTATGACATAATCTTGAGCTCTTCCACCTCCGTTATATAGCTCATTGATTGCATCTGCGAGATTTCTTGCGCTGGTTTTTAACATGCTTGCGTTACCCATGTCGTCTCTAACTCGCTTTATCTGGTCTGCGTACTTTTCATCTGTGACTTTAATTTCTTGCTTGAGATCCTGGGCAAGTGTGCCGGATAGTGCTGAGTTCACGGTTCCGAAGCTATCACGCAGCTGTAGCCATAGGTTATCAAATAGTCCGCGATACTCTACAGCCGGAACTACCCAACCACAAAGGTTCGCATCCATCCTTGTATCGGATATATTGACGGATTCAATCGAGGTTGTACGAGCCGGGATATAGATGTCAGCGATTGCCAGTTCGTAGTAGTTTGACTCGCGGATTAGATCCTGGGCAACCGGATTTGTTGCCGCAACACCCTCTTTTAAATAGATGTCAATGTCTCGTCTGTCCTCTGCGGTATCAAATCTTAAAACGATACGATCTATACGAGGCAGGCTCGATGCTTGAGACAATGTAATCTGTCTGTTGCTACTCTCCTTAAAGACTGCACCCTCAATGATTGCGCCACCGGGCTTTACATTAACGGTCATGCCTCCGTGAGCTGTGACCATCAGCCCATCAATTGGGTTAATAAATACGCCGTTGCCCCAACACAGCTTATTAAAATCTCTCTCGTCCTGAGCTGTGATTGCTCTGTCCCACTCATTACCAATTATCCTTTTTGATTCAAATGGAAAACTCTTTGCCATACTATACATCCACCTTTCTATATGTTTGCCTGTTTGGAGTTCCGAAAACAAGCTCTATATCCACTTTATTTTTTGCATGCACCTCTCGAACTTCGACTAGCCTAGAAGTAAATTCTTTTTGTATTGAGTCAATATTGATTGTACAAATATCGCCGAGGTCGTAGTCTTTGAGGTAGTAAAAACGATGTTGCAATACATCAACTGAAATAGTTTCTTGCTTGTAGTTATTTAACATCTCTAGTTTTGCTGCATCTCTCATTTTTGACCTTATGAGCGCCTCGTTTTCACTCTTGATCTCGACTCCGCTTATGCTTGCACTAAAAACTTTGAGCGGAATACAGTGCCCAAGATTACTAGGTACGTTGTTATCAAACTGTACGTATTCGTGTATCGCCCTGACCTTTTTGCCGTCCTTCCAAAAGCCGTGTACTTCGTTTGACGTCTTAAAGTCATCAGGAATTTCTTGACTCGCTAAAAAGCCACTATATATCCCGCTTTCATCACATGCATATTCGCATTTTGAGATATTGCCCCAAGCTTCGCCAAAAAATACGTCATCACGCAAATCCTTGCCTTTTTGAATGTGCAACTCAATGCCTAGAAGCGATTTACCTGGTTCTTCCTTTGCCGAGAAAATCGGTCTGCAAATGAGTGTGTATCCTGCAGACTTTAAGGCTTTCCGCATCGCAGAGCCTGTACTTTCACCGAGTTCTGCGCTTATAGATAGCTCGTTTGGTACATCACTATCTGTGCTGAGCCTTGCACCATTAACCGTGCCACCTATTACATTCCAATTTGTTTTTTCATATACATCTCCTTGCTTAGCATACTTATCACTTACTGTTTCAAGCAGCCATTGTGTCAGCTTCTTTTTGACCTCAGCTTTTCCGGTAAATGTCATTGTCGAAATCGGTATCGTATAAGCGCTCCAATCAAGCACTTTGTCGATAAAAAAGCCTGATAATGTTACAAATTCGCCGTTATTCTTTTCCTCGTACACGACCTTTTGCACCATCGCTGTCTCAGGGCGCCCAATACATTGGATATACTTTACATCTGGGTCATAGTCCTTAGCTGCCATGTATAGCACGAATGACCCACACTCGAAATACTTACGGCTCCATTGCAACTCGACGAAATCAATCATCTTGAGCTCTTCGCCAAACTTATTTAAGCACTTGATCATTTACACACCTCCATACCTACCAACATAGCTTACTTCTGCGGTAAATGCTGTATTGCCGTCTTTTGATATTTTGATTTGATTATCACCATAGCCAAGTACCATCTGCATGAGGTCTCTAGCGTCAAAATCGCTGTATGGCACGTCTTTACCGTTCTTTTTGACCATTCGCTTGTCGCAATCAATAACGAGGACATCAGACGCATTTAAGACCGTTTTCACACTAGTCTTAAGGTCACCCATCTCGATGTCGACACCTGGAACGTAGCCAGTGGACTTTACTGTAATCACAATCGGAGCTGGCTCGCTACCGAGGTAGTTAATAACCTTTGTGTCGGTCTTAGTTATTTCACCAAATGCAAGCTTGCCACCTCCTGGCGCATAATATCTTGTCCAGTGCCACATAGGTGTCACGGATGAAAAGCTTGTTGTTTCTTTGTTGTCTGCGAATAGATCTGGGTAAGGCGACATAAGACTAATTGACAAGTCAGGACTATCATATATATTTGCGCTTGGATAATTGGCCGCTACTAGTTCGCATTCTTTTGCTAAGAGCGTATTGCCTAGATATGTAACCTCAAGTTGATATGTGTAATTCGAATTGTAAAATCCGAGTACATTTCTGCGTTCCGATTCATATTTATCATCACTAGCTCTGAAGGATGCCATGAATGTAATTAGTCTTGATTTCTTGCGTTTGCCCGTTACAATATCACCGTTTCCGTAACCCCGGGGCTCACTAAAAATCTCAATTTCAGGGAAGTCGACCCCTGTCAATGATTCTACTCCCCAATCTTCTTTTCCTAACGTGTGCCTTAACCCGTCTGACCGTATTACGTTTAGTTCAAATAGCTCAAATTTCTTGCCCACTAATGTCCTCCTAAACCTAAAATAACAGCCTCTTTACGTATAGCTCTTGCTATATCTGCTGGAGACTGTATTTTATCTTCGAATATTATTGTTTGCTCAATTTTTGTTGCACCTGGCACTTGCATACCTCCGACATTGGAACTTCCATAGATAGCCTTTGGAACTACGCTCTTTTGATTACTTATAGCAGTATTGATTTTTGCAAAGTTGACATCTACATCAATACCGCCTATCGCACTATCGATGCCAGTACTTACCTTACTTCCGGCTCTAAGTGCATGCTCTATGCTCTCCTCGATAGCTCTGTCAAGGAGATATGCGTTCCTACTTACTCCGACAGCCATGCCCTCAGGAAACGACTTACCGAGTCCATCTCTAAATAGCTTTGATGGAGAATTCATTCTAGCCTTTTTGCGTCCGGCTTTATCTGATTGCTCTACTACGTTTGCAACTGCATTTTTGACGGCTTGTGCTCCAGCATTTATGCCAGCAATTATGCCATCACAAAAGCTTTGACCCAAGCCACTCCAGTCGCATGAATTTCTTGCATTAACTGCAGCATTAAATGCGCTCATGACAGCATCGCCTGATGCCTTTGCAACTTTGTCTCCACCACTCTTCGTCTCGCTCTCCATACTTTTATACTTATCTCGTGCGAGCTGAAGTTCCTGTTCAGATGCATCTATTGCGTCCTGAACTTCTTGCGTATTAAAGTCCTTTTGCAATTCTTTGAGGTAAGCCAAATTATCTTCTTTGTCCTTAATCGTGGCTTTGAGGTCATCCTTTTTCATACCCTCAATTTCGGACATTTTTTTAGCGTGGTCCTCTGCAACCATAGTTATTGCAGAATAATTCCCCGCTTCAAAATCAGCATACATTTTTTCATATGCTTTTCGCGTTTCAAGGGAATCTCTTAAGGAGTTTTCAGTCTTTGAAATTTCCTTACGTTTATTTTTTTCAAGTTCTTTGTACTGACTTACCGCCCCTTTGGCTTCTTCTAATTCACGTCCTGTCAAGCCTTTGGTTTGCTTTTCAGCCTCTTTACGCTTCTGTACAATCTCATCCAGCTCTTTCTTCTGCTGAACATACATATCTACTTCTTTTTGCTGTAACTCTAGTGCTTTTTTATAACCTTCTTCATTCGACTTAATTATGATTTCAGCTTTCTTTTTCTCTATATAGCTATCAATTTGCCCTTTGATTTCGTCATACTTCTGTATCTCTCCATCTACCATCTGTATTTCAAGTCCAGTTGCTTCCTTTAACTGACCAACAATAAAGTTTGCACGGTCCTGGTAGCCATCTTTTACTCTACCGTTAGCGTCAACTATTGTTCCTAGTTCCTGAGCAAGTTTTTTCGTGTTATTGATCTGGATTAAGTCTTTTTCGAGTTGCTCCTCAGCGGTCTTAATTGATTCCTTATATGCGTCTCGAAGCTCATAGATTTTCTTCTTCTTTTCCTCTATGGCTTTTCTTGATTTTTCTGCTTCGCTCTCTTCTTTTTTTGATAACAGTAAAAATGCACCAGCTAACGCTCCGACCGCAGTTATTATGAGCCCCATTGGTCCGCCCAAAAATGACATCGCTGCGCTAAGTCCCTTTGTAGCAACTGCAGCAATACCTGCTGCAACTCCCTGAGCCTGTACAGCCATAGTATTTGCTATTGTTGCTGTAGTTCCGCCTGCGGTGGCTAATGCATTTCGTGTTTCTGCAGCTGCTAGCGCTTTTGCCTTAGCTGCAGCAAATGTTGTAACAGCATTGTTTGCGATTCGCGCAGCAGTAGCTCCTTTTTCGCTGACCATCGATACTGCCATAGCTGTACCTAGTGCCTTTTGTGCAACGACAAACTCTTTATATAGTCGTATGATTGGTGTGAGCTTTGAGTGTATTTTGAATGCCCCAATTAATCCAGCTAGTATTGGAGCTAGGCTAGATCCAGCGGATGCAACTCTAAGTAACCCATCAGCCATCTTTAGAAGAGGCTTAGCAATAGAAATAGTCACCTCAGTGAGATTTTTAATTGTGTTTCCTAGGCCTTTAGGGAGCATATCGGCGATACCACTAGCAAGCGCCATTGCCATATCACCTGCAGCAGAAACAATTTCGTCTCGGTGAGCATATAATCCATCTACAAAAGCTTTAACAGTTTTAGCCCCGGCAGAAATTAGTTCTGGAGCGTGTTTTGCTGCAGCAGTTGCCGCATCAGCTAATACATTTCCTATTGCCTTTGCAAGCCCTTGAATACCGTCCTGCTCAAATGCTTTAGACAATCCGTTTGCTGCGTCTGTTGCCGAAGTTACAATATCGCCCAAAGGGGTGTCTACTGACTTGTAGAGTGATATACCTATGTCTGTTATGGTGTTCTTAAAAATTCCTAGCCTTGATTCAAGAGTCTTGTATCGCTCTTCTGCTTCGTGTGTGAGCGCGGTATTTTCGCTCCAGGCTTTTGTACCTATTGATAATGCTTTAGTAAATACGTCACTTGCACCTGATGCTCTTAGTAATGCATCGCGCATACGTATATCAGATAGCCCGATATCATCTAAAGTCTTAATCGCCGACCCACCATTTTTATTTATGTTGTCGAGTCCTTTAATAAAGCTTATGATTGCGCTCGCTGCATCCTCTTCAAATGCTTTTTTAAACTCATCAGCACTCATTCCTGCAACGGAAGCGAATTGCTCTAACTGCTCGCCACCCTTTTGTGTTGCAAGGTTCATCTTTGAAATTAAATTAGAAAAAGCTGTTCCTCCAGCTTCAGCTTCAATACCTACCGAAGATAGTGCTCCAGAGAACGACATGATTTGGGCTTCCGTCAAACCTACTTGGTGCCCCGCACCTGCGATTCTCATCGCCATGTCCACAATTTCCGACTCGGTTGTAGCAAGATTATTTCCAAGCGCTACGATGGTAGATCCAAGCTTATCAAAGTTATCTTGACTCATGCCAGTTATGTTTGCAAATCTAGCAAGAGCAGTAGCTGCCTCGTCAGACGTCATGTTTGTCGCATCTCCGAGCATTACCATTGTTTTCGTAAATTGCAATAAGCTCTCATTTTTGATGCCCAGCTGTCCTGCCGCCTCTGCGACTGACGCAATAGCAGTCGCTGACTGAGGCATAGATTTTGCCATATCTCGTATGCCTTGTTCAAATTCAGCAAGCTCTTTGTCCGTTGCATCTACAGTCTTTTTAACACCAGCAAATGCACTTTCAAAAGCAATTCCCTGCTTAATAGCAAGCAGTCCTAATCCTCCCAAAGCAGTTGCGGTACTTGCAACAGCTTCAGTGACAACTTTAAGCCCTTTTTTTGTCGTGCCGGATAGCTCTCTTACAGCTTTATTAAATTCTCTGGAATCCAATATGGTTTCTATAGTAACCTTACCATCTGCCATGTAATCACCTGCCTTATATCATCAAGACAGGTTGACTCAGCTACTTATCTGTGCTCTCTCTGCTCTTTATCTTGCTTTCAATCAATGTTATTCTCTTACAGCGTGGGCATTTTATTTCGACTTCGCCGTCCATTAAATTAGCCTTACACAGTGTCTGCCCACATCCACTGCATTTGACCTTAATCATATTTTTTTGACAGGATTGCATCAATATCACCGCCATTTTCAAGTGCCTCTGCAAGTTCATTGCTAAGCGCTTCATCGACTTCAGACTCATTTGTAGGTAGTTTATATAGCGATTTCATCTCGCGATAAAACTTCTTCTCCTCGTCACTAAGCCTCGATATGTCCATTGTCCTATAACCAATAATCTTTCCGAACTGTGTGTTCTCGCTAAGCCCATTAAATAGGGCCTTGAAGTTCCACCAATGCATTTCAACGACAGACAAATCAATCTTGTACTGTTCCCAAAAGGCTGCGTAAACATACTCGGCATCATAAGTAAATGAGTACGATTGCTTTTTCGATGATTTATTCTTACTATTTACAGGTGATAAACTGTGTGAATAAAACTCAATCATCTTTTCGATAGCTTCTTCAAGTTCTCCCTCTGCAAAGCTATGTGTATCAGCCCATGCACCATAGTAAAGACGCACACCCTTTTTGATTAACTCAATTTTTGACAAATCGCGGTCTGCCAGTAACTCAGTAAACTTAATAGAGGTGCGAAAGTCCCAGTTTATGGGAACCTCAACACCTCTTATAGTTACTGATTTGCTCGGCTTATTGGTTAATATACTACCTATCATTTCGCTAGCTCAAGCTGCATAGCTTTGCTTGTTGCAACAAGATCTTCGTTAACAGCCTCATTAAGCTCACGCAGCTTATTCATAACGTCAAACATCATCATGACATTTCGTTTTCCGCCAAAGACTCTATCTCCTTCGCCTGGACCCCAAATACTATCAATACAACGTTTGAGCGCGTCCATCTGATTGCTGAGGACAATGTCGTCATCCTGTGAAAGGTCAATTCCGTTGATTTCCTCAACAAAAGTTGCCATGTTGGACTTATATGATGTACGAAAGTCTAGATCGTAAAAATCTGCTACGAGATCCTGCCCATTTGCGAATGTTATTTTTGTATTAACCATTGTGTTGCTCCTTTATTAACCAGCTATCACTGTCTCAGTGAACTTTTTGTTTGATGTGTCGAATGTTCCCACAACAACATCACTAACGCCCAAGAAGTTTCCTTCGCAAGTCATCTCGCCATCCTCGTTACCAAACTTCGAAACCTCTATGGCTACCTTTATTTTTCTAGCGCTGAAAGTGGTTGCTCCGCCTCCTACTTTCTGATCAAGGTCAACTATGATGTAGTCTCTTTCAACATCTGCTCCAGTCCTCTGTCTTTCGCCAATTTCACAGATGAAGGCAATAGCTTTTTCACTGCGAATCTGATCAGCAGAAAACGGAGACTGCCACTCGTAACCTGAAATACCCTTTGATGTGGATTTCTGGTTAATATATCGCTTGCTTCTCACCTGTGCACTTGGCTCTTCGTTGAGTTCTCTGAACCCTGTGCCAAGTAGCTCCATAGCTGCTGTTTCACCAGTCTTTGCACAGTCTAGATAACTTGCCTGTGCAACTCTTTTTCTAACTTCTGTTAATGCCATATCTATTCTCCTTCCTGTAGGTACACAAGCCTACAATCGATTTGATACTTTGCCTTGGATTCGTCTACATCAAAGACGTAGCCTGTTGTTAGGGCTTCGATTTTCACTGGGCATCTATTTGAGCCCAGGTCTATAAAGTTCTTATTTTTGCTTATCGACGCAAGCCAGCTAGCAAAAAGCTGAAAGAAACCAATGTTTTCAATGTTTTGTCTTACATCAGCGCCGTACGCCTCTCTGCTCGAAAAAACGAAGACCTGTTGACGTTCGCTGTCTCCGTTGATATATCTCTTTAAAATAAGGTCTGCGGGCGATGACTCAACTGCATAGCAAGTAGGGTCTTCTGCAAGATAATCTATTCCTATCCCCTCAGCAAACTTATCGATATGCGGGCAAGTCTTTATAAGATTTCTTATTGCGTCCATGATTATTACATCAGCCATTATCCCCTCCTTGCTATAAACTTAACTACACTAGCTAAAAGGGCAGTTCCTCGTTGTGCAACCATTCTACGGTCCCATCGTTTTCCCCTCATGCCTCTGCCTCTATTTTCATAGTACTGCTTTTTAGCATATATCTGAGGGTATACGATTTCATCGACACCTTCTACTGCGGTTCCCTTAAGAACACCCTCTTTTTTTGGTACATAAGGGTCTGACAAACGTCTAACCTCATGCGTAAAAAATCTTTGTGCCGCACCGTTTTGATCTAGTCCTTTTTTTCTAGCTATCTTTATTGCGTCAATGTCAACCTTCACTCTTATCGACATCTTCGTCCCCATCCCCTGGAGCAAACTTACGCAGCTCTTCGACCTCTTTTTCGAGGGCGTTAATATACTGTACAGGGATATAATCTCCTGCCTTCCACTCTTTAGCCATTATTCAACCTCCAATTCAAAGTGCTGTACTAACTTGCTACCATACCTATTATCAGCTACCTTAGTAATCTTCATTACATCATCAAAGTCACGCAATAGAGCTTTAAAACCACCGCTATGAGCGTCGTTCATATCAAAATCGACAATTCCCTTAACAACAATATCTGCGTTGTCTAAAGTGTAATTTGTGACCTTGTCGCTACGTTTAAATGTCTTAGGCTTGAGGTATGTTTTCTCTTCCGAGTCAACTTTTAACGGGATAAAAACTCGTGTATGATTTGTGCTTTTAACTCCCGCTGATTGCGAGATGTTTATAGCTTGTGAGTCTTGCCAGTTAACTCCTCTGAGAAATGTCCTTGCGTATTTGTATTCACCGCTATCATTGTCATAATAGCGATTAAAAAGTGTAATATCTGCATTTGTCAGCATTATTCCACCCCTCTATACATTAAGCCTGTATTCATTAGATATTTGGCTGCGATGCTATGCTCTAGCGATACTTGGCTTGTTCCTGTGTTTGCACCAGTTTTTATTCCCAATGAGTCAAGACCATCTGCATAGCTGACAGTATGATCTCCGACAGTTTCCGACTTTATCGCTTTGCTGCCTTCATCACGTGCCTTATCCACCTCATATGCAAAGTCCATGAGCTCGACCATGCACTCTTTAGCTATTTCGGGTACAGGCTCTTTGATACGTCCGAAGGTATAGTAGTTGATGGTATTCCTAGCTTGTCTTTCATACTTAATAAAAGCTACCTGGGGGATTTCTCCCCCATAAGCCTTATACTCCTCATATGTCAGATACATAGCTCTACCTACTTAGTAGCTACAAGAACCACTGCTTTTGTTACTTCTGCAGACTCAACAGTCAATGTATCCGTCTGAGATGCATATCCAGGTGCCTTAATCTTTACTGGGTAGGTTCCCGCTCTTAGATTAAACTCTGCAACACCGGCAGCATTAGTCTTTAGTCTTGAACCGTTAACCTCAACAGTTGCACCTTCGATTGCGACAGTCTTGTTCTTTACAGTGAATGTAACTTTCTGAGTTGTCAAAGGTGTCGCTGGCTCAAGATAAGCAAATGGACAACCTGTTCTGTCCTCGTTCATTCTTGTAGCTGGATTTGGCATTGCCCAACCCATTCTAAATACAACTCTTAGGGCAATCATATCCTGCTGTGCGAGGTTATACACAATCTCCTTTGTCTGTGGATCCTGAATCACGCCTTCTGTTAGCAGCTTGAATGTTACATCCTGACGGATTGAGTACACTAGCTTGTTGAAATCGCCAACGATTAGCTGTGCAATCTTCTTATCAAAGCTACCATTGTCAGGGAAGTACAAAGGTGCTCCATCAAGTCCATATGATGTTGCCCCCTGCAATGTTGTCATGAAGATTGGGTGTCCGTCTGTACCCCTAAGACCTCTAAGCTTTGCCTTCATTCCTGTTGATGCGATGGCTCCAGAGTGAACATATCCGTCCTCCTCGATCTTGTTTAGCACACCACCCTCGTCCATGATTAGAGTGAACATGTCTTTTGAACCAGGAGCTACATTGTTACCTGACTGTCTCGCCATTGTTATAACGTCGTTCTGCCACTCTCTTGGTCTGTTAACACCGAACAGGATTGCGCTATCAACCTTCTGTCCGATTGCCTCAATTACCCTAGGCTTAATCTCGCCTATGATATCAAATTCTGCATCATCTAGCACTGCCTCAGGAATTGGAACGATAACTGCGAGTTCCCCTGCTGTGAGATACACATTATCCCATGCCATATCACTAGTCTGCTTCATTCCTGTGTCGCCATCTACCCAGTAAGCCATTGGTAGAATGTCGGTTACTCTGATTCTTGTTGTCTTTGAGCTCATGTTTGGCAGCTTCTTACCAAGACTCAAAACAACTGATTCCTTTGGTGTGTCCTGAAAAATTGCTGGAGTCACCTGCTCCCTGATTAGAGCTTCAACTTTTTCTCTTGTTACTACGTTTACGTTTGCCATAATATTATTCCTTTCCTAAAAGATTTCTTATTGCTGTGTTAACTTCTTTGTTCTTATCATCAGACCCTGTTCCACCAGTTGCTCCTGGAGTGGATCTAACGATAACCGGCTGTGTGTCATCATTGAAGAGATAATCGTTATTCTCTCTGATGGTTTTTAGCTGCTCATCAAGACCGACGATACTGTCGCCGTTAAGCTTAAGCCCTGCCTCATCAAGTAGCGCTCTTACTGCTTTACTGTTCTTTGCACCTGCAGTTCTCAGCGCCCCATCAAGAGCATATCCGAATTGCAGCCTTTCGATTTCGGCTTTGCTATTTGACTCTGCCTCGGCAGCTGCATCCTTGTACTTTTGCACTTCACCTTTAAGTCCATCGATGTCGACATCCTTAAACTTCTCAAGTGTCTCGTTCGCAGTTTTAAGCAGCGATTTAAGGTTGGTCTCTGAGGTTTTATATCTTTCGATGTCATTACCATTTTCGGTCATGATAGTATCTACAGCCTCCTTGACCTTATCCTCGGCCACTCCTAGTCCCTTAAGGAGATTTTCAATAACTTCTCTTTTCATGATGTTTTTCCTTTCTCGGTACGCTTTTATACGAGGTTGCTTCTCCTCCGTGTACATGATTACGCTCTGTACTAAGCTAATTTTTTGTATAACAAAAGACAGCTATATAGCTGCCTTAAGTATCGTTATTTGTTCACTAAAAAACACACCCTGCCTGAGTGTGTTTATATCATTGGGATAAACTCGCCTATGGTTTTAGGATACTAATTCATATAGTAAATATTGTCATATATTTCCTGGAGCTTTTTACCCTCGTCATTATAAAATTCCAATTTATCATCAAAACCTACTTCCATGATTTTCTCATTCATAGCATCCAAGAAGTCCGATTTCGATGCATTTTTTAGATATTCTTCACTATAATATTTCTTCAAGTACCTGAAGTCATCAGGTTTATAAATCAAAACACTTTCCATATATTTCCACCTCCCCAAATTATTTAGAGTTACACTGTATCAGTATTCTTTTATCCGGATTAATTGCTATGTTGCATTTATCACTTTTTAAAAGAATGCTGCGCTCTCCTAATTTGCTTACTTGTTCTTTTCCAACTCTTCCCGATTTCAAGCAATCAATCAAAGCCTCAATTGAAACACCAGGTCTATTATATTTCTGGTTTAATGCCGAATTCCCAATCACTCTTCCAACAAAATGAGACGCATATCCTTCTATCTGTAAACCTAACGGTGTTTGTACTCCCACTAAATTATTTTGCACGGCTCTACTATACGCATCATATACTTTATAACTCAGTAGTGGGCTTATCTCTCCTTTGCTTACTAAAAATCTATAATCCATTAGATTCTTATAGGCAGGAGAATTATTATATTTTGCATCATAGTATTTGTCAAGCACTTTTAATTCGCTGCTTTCAGCTCCGATTGATTTTAACCAATCTGTATGGTGCTTAATTGCTACATTCCTTGCTCTTTGTGCAGCACTTCTATCAAATCCTACAATCTTACCGGACGCATTCTTTATGGCATGAACTTGAGATCTAGTCGTATCAACGCGCCTATCAGTAGCTTTGCAGAAATGTTTTAGTTCTGCTTCCTTACGCTTTAAATTAACCGCAGAGCTCTCCATCTCGTATTTTAGGCTCTGTCTTAAGGTATCATCTTTTGTCTCGTTGTAAGCAGAATTTAAGCCAGCCAAGTATCTCTTTTCTGCTCGAATTGCTCTTTCATATGATCTCTGCTTCTGTCCTGCTTCGTAATTAGTATATGTCTCGCCACCATATTTATAGGTTTTGCTATCCAAACTATCTAGGAATTCCTTCGAGTAAGTTCTCTCAGTCCCTTCATAATAGGCATAAAAACTATGTCTGCAGTTCCACCCACAAAGTCCTTCGCCCGTACCGTAGCCCGTAATGTCATAAAAAGAGCCATATCCCTTACTTTTACCGCTAAGACTGTATACCCCACCTTGCCAATCCGCATGTGACGGTCTCGCTCCAGAATGTGCGGTAACTTCTACTAAATCCGTACCTATTTCGTCGCAGTATAGCATATTTAGTTCAGCAGAAGATTGATTTACTCCGGTGAGCACAGCTCTGCGAACGGCAACATCGAGCTTGTCGATGTGACCTGTAGGATACTGTACGGTAAGTCCTGATTTTGCGACCTGCTTGATAGCATTTTTAATAGCAAAATCATAAGTAAAAGTACCCGAGCTTACCTGCATATTGGCAAGATTAACGGCGTTAATAAAGGCGTTTTGTCCTTGACTAGCAGTAGTCCTCGTAAGATTCTTAACCACTCCTTTAGTCTTTCTTATATGAGATGATAGCAAGTTACCCATTGCAACATTTGACGCATGATCTATAGGTGTTTTTCCTGCTATTGCAGCTCTGAGGTTCTCGCTTTCCATGTTCTCAAAATTAGCCTCTTCGAAGACTCTAGTAATTTCAGCTTCCGTCAAGCCCGATACCTTAGATATGCTATTAACAATATCTTTATATAGTATGTTTTGCTGCGTTAGTTTCTCCGCCTCAAACTGTGCACTTTCGGTCAACGCTCCCGTCTTAACGATTCGTCTCGCAATATCTGCAACAAGCTGCTCATTAACCAAGTCCATCATCCCTAGCAGATAGGATGTGCACTGTGCCAAGTATTCAGGGCTAAGCATTACTCTTCCTCAGGCGTTCTCACAGTTTCAGGCAGCATCTCTTTTGCCTGGTCCTCTGTTACGCCATACCTTTTCATCAAATAGATTTCTTTTCGAATCAGTCCAGATGTGGCCTCTTGCATCATCAACTGATTTTCCGTCTTACTGTCAACAATCAAGCTATCATCAAAGTTAAATGAAACATCGTATGATCCTGCTGGTGCGAGCTTGTATAAGCTCGTCCATACATCCATCGCCTTAATTAAATCCTCTAGTGCACTCTGCAGCGATTCCTGAATCTGAGATACGAAAGAATATGATCTCTGCTTGCTAAACAAAACCTCTGTAGCCGTTCGGTCCTCGTCCTGGACATCGGATAATGTACCATACGCTAGACCACATGCGAACTCAATGCGTCTTAGTATCTGATTAAAGCCATTAAACAAGCTTGAGTCTCTTATCTCAGGGCTAAAAATTTGATAAAAAGGTTTTTCGGATATGCCCGTATCTATGCTGTACTGACGGAATAGTCGCCCCTTGCCAGATGGCAAAATAGTATTTCCGTTACTGTCCTTTCTGAACAGCGACTCTGACATATCTACGGCTAGCTCTGTACCCTTAAACTCCCACATGATACGTGCCCATTGCTCATCTGCCTGCTTAATAAGTTCAGCGGCTTTTGAATATACAGATACTCCGAATGGACTTTGCCTATTCTTGTTGTTTGCCTGTGGAATTTTGAAGTATGAGAATAATACACCCGGCACATTTTTAATTGTCGTGCGCTCTTCAAGGTTCTCCCATTCCTGAACATCAGTCAAATTTATCTGATGACCAAGCACGCCCTTTTGCTTGCTCTCATATGCTCTGTTTTGAATAATGCAATACTTTCCATCAAAATCATGTGATTCGACTCTCGTGTATATCTTACCGTCACGAACCACCTGTTCAACAAACTGACAAGAGGTTATCTGTCCGGAACCATTAAATCCAGTAGGCACAAATCTATCTGCTTGGATAAACTCAACGGATATTGTATCACCCTGTACAAAAGGCTTAAGGATGATTCCTCCAAGCGCACATGCATACTCCATCTGAATCCTTAATTCTGATAAAACCTTTCTGTACGCTGCGTTTAAAAAATCAGCTCGTTTGCTTCCAATAATCTCCGATTCCATCTCAAGCGTAACAAGTCTTGCCAGTTCCGAAGACACCGCAGAGGGAATGCCTGTGCTTGTCACATCATCTTTAGTCCATGGTGCTTTGTCTTCGTACATCGCAGACCACAACTCTATGCAATCGATTGTATTGTCATCTAAAATAATCGTGCTAAGGACCTCTCCTTGCGCCACACGCTCCTTAAAAACCTTTCTAATCCACTCTATTATTCTGTGAAACATATACTGCCTCCTAATAATCTATCAATCTCTTTGCAAAGCGCTCGATTGTATACTCGAAGCTATCTAGTGAGTCTATATCGCTAGTTCCGTCATCAAGCCTTACGTTCTTTGTTTTTTCCTTTGGGTCCCAAATACATGTGCTTAAAGCCAGCACCAACGATTCGCTTAGATTTTCGACATAAAAAAACCGCCCTTGAGCCATCAGCCTAGCGGTAAGGTTGATTCTGTTGTTAACCTCGTCTTTCAGTGCATTATGAATGCGTATCCATCCAAATCCGTTTTGCCTTAATGCCTGTCTAAAACCTGCAATGAGTGTTTGTTCTGCATTGTCACAAAATATGTCTGTAACGGTACCATATCGGTTAATGACTTCACGAACAAAGTCACAAAACATCGATTCCAACATCGTGGGTGGTATCTCAGCATCTGTACACGGAATCCTTTTCGATAGCAAACTAATCACATTCTTGTAATCGGATGTAATCCCTGTTGCCACGAAAGAATGTGCAGAGCCTGTTCCACCAAAGTCGACTCCGATGTAGATATTCATGATTCGAGGAATTGAATCCGTCCAAATATGCCTTTTAGGGTTGTCTGCAAAATTCCTGTATATAAGCCCCTCGGCTATACACCTTAATCCGAGAATATCTCTTTTATACCAAATCGAGGTCTGATCATACTGACTCTTTATCTCGGCTCGTCTCTCTTCCGAAATGTTAATGTTATCGTCAATCGTGAAGTGCTGGTAGTTGTATCCACCAAGCAATTCCCCTCTTGCCGCTTTCTCTGAGTATTTATCGATATACTCAGTGTAAATATCTGCATTTGGATTATCTGGGTTCAAGTCCCAAAAGAATTTGCGTTTACTTGCTGCAGCAGTACGGTTAAATGCCTCTTTGATAGTGTTATCGTGATGCAAATTGATTTCTGTAGCAATCCACATTCCGTACGAATTGCCTCGAATCTTTTTAAAGCTATCTGCTTTCGCACCGCCCGCAAAGATTACAACCTTCTGTCTGCCACCTGTTGATGGTCCTTTTATAAACAATGCGTCATTGTCTTTATATTTGCCCCATCTGCTTTGTCCACGAAAGATATACTCAAGCCCGAAGCCATTCGCATCGCCAATATTAAGCTTGGCATTTGCAACAGTAGACCCAGTAGCAAGATGCAATTTATCCTTAGCCGTTTTGAGTTCGTGCGCAAAAGCAAACACATTGTCTACGGTCTTACCCGCTCTTATTGCTCCTTCTGCGATGTTATACATACACTCAGCCGACCGCCTCATGTACTCCTTGTGTTTTTCGGAAAAATTAAAAGGGATTGTCTTACGCCTTATTATCGCCATATACATCCCCCTCTATATCATCTAAGAACTCAACTTCATCATCTCCACCTATTCTGCTCGTCTCAGCTTTAAGCTTCGCAATTCGCACCTTCTGTTCCTCTGTAGCAAGGTCCCAATCCCTATGCAGCATCTCGTCATATTGCTTAATCAGGTTCCTTAATTCACCCTGGGCTCTAGCTTGTGCTTTGAGAAAGTTATTTTGCTTATCCCAAGCCTGCTGCACTTCCCACTTAGACCCTATCGTAGCTCCTGCCTTGGCTTCGACCTGCTCGACTGTCTTGTCTCTTTGGTCTTCAACATAAGCAATCCTTTGTGCTCTTATAATCGCAGCATAAGCAAGCTGTATCTGGTGCCACAATAAATCGAGTGGACTTGCCTGGTCAACAGCATGTACAATCTCAAGAGTTTCCTCTGGCAAGAATCTGGAGAAGAACCCAAATTTCTCAGCTCGCTTGTTCCCCCTTGGGGCTCCTGTCGCATTTTTGTTCCCGAGTTGCGCAATCGAGTTTTTGTGTGCACCCTTTTTCTTTTTTTGTGTGCACCCTTTTCGCTCCCAGTTATATCTCTTCTTCCACGACTTGACAGTGTTGAGACTAACGCCATATTTCTCGGCAATGTCTTTGTATTTCATGCCGTTCATATAATCTTGTTTTGCTAGTTCATATTTTTCAGCCAAGCCTCACCACCTCTCTTTTCGTCTGTTTTGTAAGTATGAAAAAAGACACCTCTTTCGAAGTGTCTTTAGGTTAATTCACTTTTCATCGGACAAAAGGTCAGTTCCTTTTCCCCATGCGTATTTTTACTTTGGTTGTAATACAGTCTGTGATGGTAATCGATTAGGTAAACCCTAAATGTCTCCTCGTTATATGTCCCTATTACTCTGACGCCTTTATTGAGTCCTATTTGATATATAGTTTCGTTACCTAATAGTTGCTCAATAAAATTCGACACATTGCATGATTCGTCAAAATTGGATAAGGCGTGACCAACACAGTTAGTAACGATATCTCTTTCTTCACCGCTAACTACATGGAAATGGGCTCCTGGATCATTTTTGACCTCGCTAAACGCCTTGTTTTTTAACTTTGCATTTATGCTTCTTATCTGCCTAAACTTATCGATAAATTCCCCTTCGCTCTTTAGGTAATTATTGAATTTGCCTTTACTCAATCTCACTGAGTAGTACAGGGCTTCAAAAGAAAAATCGAATTTTAGTCCCTTTTCTTCATTCTTTGGTTCGTTAAGGTTCTTTACATTAGCCTTGCCGTCTTCCCTGTTATTAACTTTTCTTTTTTTTGACTTACCCTTTTTTGACACGGCGTTAGGATACTCTCTCTATATAGCAATTAAAAATGTCAGCATCACTTATTTCGTTAGTGCATATCTCATATGTGCTGCATCCACCTCTTGCATTGAGCCAAGGTGACTCTCTGTGAGTAATGCTCTCTAGCTGATTGCCTGTATATCCACCATACACTTCCCAAACTTGGTCAAGAATATCTTTTGCATCCTCATTGAATTCTTCTACCACTCCGTCATATTGTTCTATAGCTTCGCCACTATATCCCTTATATTTTTGGTAAAGTTCTGGGAAAACTGGGCCGTGGACCCATGCTTCGAGACGCGAGGTGAATAGTTTAGCCGTCAAATCGTCCTTGCTTTCATTAACAAGAGTTAGGTACCACGAATACGCGTAATAAACTAGCTTTTGTAACTTCTTTGGTGTCATGCTTTCCTTTGACAGAAACCAATTTGCTACATCAAAAACTGTTCTTTTCATGTCGGCCTCCTCTCTATCAAAACATATGCTATGTATAGACTATTTTACCATTCAGTGTAAGGTAAATACAAGCCACTACATATGGTAAATTACATAGTTTTACATCTATATATTGGGAAATATCACAAAAGACGCCCAATCCGAGCGCCTTCTGCGAGTTATTATATGAGAAATAATTTGAGGAAGCCACAATTCCCTTTTCGCTAAATACAATATATCACAGTTTTTTGTCCCATTTGTCCCAACTTACATCCTCAGCGAATTTTTTTAGCTTTCGCTGGATATTAGACTTGCTCATAAATATTTGTTCCTCAATTTCCCTATAGTTCATCTCCTCAACATAATACATTCTGAGTATCGTCCTCATATCTGGGTCGTCTACAGTATCTATCTCCCTCTCGATGGCCTCAATTAGCTTGCTAATTTCGTCTAGCTTGCGTTTTAACCGCCTCTCCCTACTCGATATACCTTTCCAGTCAAAATCGACTCCTACAAGCGATTTTGGGATTCCTCGACCACTCCTATAGTCCTTATAGTAGTCTGTGACTATTTCTGGCTTAGCATGGTCAATAGAATACTTCAACCCCTCTGCTTCTCGTCGCAATGCTTTAAGCCGCTTAATCTGTTCGTAGTCTATCATGGCTATCACCTCGCTCCGTTCTTCCCTCCTCGATTCGCTTTATTTGTCTATCGATTTTGAAAAACTTTGCATGCTCTACGCGCTCATTAATCCCTAGCAAATATTTGACTTGAGTTAACATGATCTCTACGTCAGCAACTTCCTCAATCAGATTCGCAAGGAATCCGCTTTCGTGCTCATACCTCTCGAATTTGTTGAGGGCTTGTATGAGTTCGGCCAATTCTTCTATCAGCATGTCCTTCTGACCCATGTATCCATAATGGTCCGCAATATGCTTTAATGCTTTCGTTCTATTACCCATTGCCTGCTCCTATCTGTATGGCGAACTTTCTGGCCATAAAACTTCTATGCAATTCTTTAGTGCGTATAAGTGCTCAGTGCAAGCGCCTTTTGAGTGCACCCAATTGTCAAGCATGTAGATGTGTGTAGCCTTATCTAAAAGCCTTAAGCATATCGCCATGTAGTCCTCCCAATCGCAGATCTCTGGCAATACTATTTCAGCTGGGTTAATAATCTCTGCCCCAGGATACTCATCAAAGAGTTTTATTTTTGCCTCGTTAAAAGTCTTCTTGTAGTCATCATGGTCGGTAATCCTACCGCTGATGTATATTGTCATTTTTTGCATTGTTTTTCCTCGCCTTTCTTTGCTTCAGTCATTTTTGATATTAACTTTGCTATATTAACTCCGACCTTAGTCAATTCAGCATCTTTGTATATAAGTCCCCTTTTGTTTAAGATTGCAAGAGTTCCTCTTGACACTGCTTGCAAATTGCTTGGATCAAAGTTCCTCGTATCTCCATCAAGGAAGATTACCACATGATTCTTGGGGATTGGACCATGACTCGCTTCGTAGACCAGCCTGTGCTTTTGCACCCAATTAACTGACTTCTTTGCATTTTTTATGTCATTAACCTTAACCCACACATATCCATCTACGTTTTTTTCTGTTCCAATCGGATCAGTGTTCTTAGGCATTTCCCCTGGCTTAAACATTGTTGGTTTTAATCTTTTGTATATGTCCGCAGGCATTTTTTTGCCTTTGTTTGGAGGAATAATACCTTTTCCAAATTGGCTAGTCCTTCCAGTATTTAGTTTGTTATTCCCTATGTAGCATTTAGGAAAACTTTTAGATGTCTTGCGTCCGAACCTTGCCTCAAAAGCCTCTTTAATCTCTTTGTAAGAATGCCCTGGGACAAATTCTCGCATAAAAGCATGCTCTTCTTCCGTGTACTTAGTCATGAGAATTACCTACGAGCATCTTAGGGACTTTCAAATCTGCGTTCATGTGATCGTCCATGAATTTCGTCGCTTGCAAAGTCACATTTGCATTTTCTATGATATTCTTAGCAATATTGCTAATTCCGGATGCCCTTTGCAATTCTTCTGCTAGAGCGTCTCCCTTTAACTCCTCATCGCCAAGCCTTTCAATCTCAGCGAAAAGATGATTATTTAAATCTAATAGTGTGTTTTTCATTTCTGCTCCTTCAATATCTCGTTATTCCTCTGCGTCTTCTTGTAGCACCATATACAGAGATTAACTTCCTTGTTGCCGATTACTGCTGAGTATTTGCAATACTCGTTGATTCGTTTTCCACATAGTTCGCACTTCATCGTGTCACCTCTAAAGCTCAACCATTACTTCATCGCACATTTTCAAAGCATTGCGTGACATGTTTGCAAGATCTTCGATTCTTTTTTGTATTTGATGAAGTTTTTCTGACTCATCATTCAGGACCTCGCTTTGAAGTGCTAGTGACATTCTTAATGCTCCAATGTGAAATTTTATCTGTTTAATCTCTTCCTCTTCGCCTAGAATGTATGACACCCTACACCCTAGAACCTCGCAAATATTTGTTAGTGGTGTGAGCTCAGGCAGTGTGCCACCTTTCTCAACGTGGATGAGCGTTGACCTTGCGATACCTACTGCTTTTGATAATTCTTCTTGAGACATCTTACGAGCCTTTCTCTCGGCTCTTATTCGCTGTCCGATTTCCTGTTTATCATATTTCATCTGCTACCTCCCATACTTGATCATGTCGTCTACTAGCTGCCTTATGTCGTGACCAGTCATGTCTTTAGTGCTATCTATCATCTGATTGACCGTGCACCTCTGGTCCCAAACCTCTCCGAGCAAACTCATGTATGCTTCGAGGAAGTATCCGATTCGTTTTTCCCTCCATCCGTACACGGTCCATAGCACTCGCACCATGATTGATATGTGCAGCAAGTTTTGTAATTTTATGATTTCAAAACGAGGCACCTGCTCGATTGGTCTTTTTTGCTTTTTGCTTTTCTTAGCTTTCGGTATCATGTTATTACTCCTCATACTGTGCGTATATAAATAACCTTTCATGCATTGTTATTTATTTTTGAGTGTCCCCAAATAACATGGGGACGGTTTAATGTAATTATTTCAACACTTATAGCGATTGCCTTATTTTCTGTCCCCAACGGCTTGGGGACGCTCTATCCTAGTAAATTCAATGCTTATGGTGATTGTCCCCACTGTCCCCACGTTTTTTGCTATCCTTACGCGAGGGTTTCTATATATTTTTTTAGATGTAATTTTTTTTATCTATATATATAGTGTGTGTAAATTCTTGGGGACAGGGGACACTTGGCGATTTTGTTCATATTTCAATGTTTTTCTGTCCCCAACGGCTTGGGGACACATGGGGACACCCCTCACTATATTGTTGAAATTCCAACGTTTCGTATCAAATAACATACTGGAGATTCTTGGGGACACCTATTAAAAAGGTATTTCCTCTTGAACCTCTACAAAACCAATGCTTTCAGAGGTTTCATCCTCAATATTGATATGAAGCGCTATTGTCCAAAATCTTATTCCGTTAATTCTGACTCGTTTGTCGACTCGTCCTTGAACAACATCCGTCAAGTTATTCCTGCTGAGCCATTTTGCGAACTCAGTCGGATTGAATCCATTTTCTGAGCATGCCGAATTGAATACATTTCGTATAATATTTATTTCGCCACTCGAGATTCTCCCGTAGATTTTCCCCAACGGCGTATAGTTATCAGTGATAAAACTATTATGATTCTCTGCAATCCATCCCTGGAGCCACTCGTACGCTCGCCTATTCTGTGACACATCTTCCTTGCTTGACAAGTATGCCTTCATATCCTCAACACCAATAGATCCATTGTCGAAGAACATATACTCGCCGAGGATTGCATCAGCTGTCAGCAATAAACTCGCTGCAAGTGCTTGCTTTTCTGTAGATTTCTGATTTAATTCCTTGAAAAACAACTGTTGCAAATTGATTGCTTCCTGCATGACTGAGTCGTCTGAAATGATTCTTATGAATTCCTTCCCTGCATGTCCATAGTTCGATTTAACAACCTTTACTATGCGTCCAGGATCATCGAATAGCTTTGTATCCTCACAGCTAATCTCAATGATTCTATTGACCGCACCCCCTCCAGATGTATTCGAAGTTATTGGCTGCTCTCCGGATGTAATAATGCAGTTCGCCCAAGTTCCATTTCGCTGCAGGCCTCCGGTCTTTTGTCCTCTTGCCTTTCCTACGCCTTCCGACAACTGATATATGAGCTGGTCAAAATCTTTGCGATCTTTTATAATCTGGAGCTCATCCAGGATTAGCGGCAATGAGTTAACAAAGCCAGCTGACAACTCTTGTGCTACTGCAGTCGAATTAAATGTATGGATGTACTTTCCCATCTCAGGGTTAGCCCATACTGACGCTGCAAGCATTAATCCAACAGTTTTACCTGTCTCGGTTCCACCGCAAACGTGGACGAAAAAGGGTAGGCATGAGCACGGTTCAACCAGAACCGAAGCAAACGCTGCAACTAATAAAATTTTAGGCGCTGGATTATCGCCACTTCGGATTTCTCTCGCTAGATCCATCCATTTTTTACTGCTGCCTTTTTGCTTCACGCTGTTAAAAAACGATTTAAATGCTTCTTCTCCATCAAACACTAGTCCATCAACATAAGGTGAAAACCCATCGTCTCCAACCCATCCGAGACGGCTTACGGATTTCTTGCTTGGTATTACATCAAAGTTTAGATTCTCTGCGTCATGCAAATACTTAACAAGCGCTCTAGAGTTCTCCGAGGTGACTGCAATTCCATAGTCGGCTAGTCCGACTATCGAACTGTTTGATGCAATCTGCTTGCGGTCAACAATAATATCTTTCCAAACTGCACCTCGACGATATGCAAGCTTAATCTTTTCAAGCCCAGTGTCTACATTGTCAAGCCTTAGCACTGGCATGATAGGGTGAGGGCATGCAACTTCTTCCATTCCGCCATATCCTACTCTTGAAATGCCACCATCGTCAGCTGTCCATGTGCCGACTTCAAGCTCAAATTCCTGACCTGTAAAGTTTGTTGCGTTGCATATCAAGTCATTACTTGCCATCTGTTTAAGCATCTTTAAATAAGCTTTATAAAGCGTTGTAAAGTTTTTAATTCCTACAGACTTAGCGTGCTCTGTAACAAGTGCTTTCCTCTGCTCCTTTTCCAGAGCATTATCGCTCTGTTCGATGTATTCAAATGGTACAACTGATGTCAGATAATCCTCTTTTGTAAAATCTATGGTACCCATGGATACATCACCCCCTCAATATTGTCATCTAGCCATTGCTCGGAACTAGATATGTAATAGTCAATTAGCTTCGCTTCGTCAGCTTTAAGATCTGAGCTGCAGCGAACTTTAAATAGTCCTCTATGTATGTCTGTCACTTTTGAATAATAATCGCTTAAATCGGATTTTAGAGCCTCTGCCACTTTCGAGATTTTGCTATTTAACGCAATTTCCTGCCTCTCTCTTATACTTGGCTTTTTATTTACTATCCCGAGCGAAAAATCATAGTTTAGCTTCGCAATCGCTTGAGAAAATGTAATTCCGTTCAACTCCATGGCGAGCGTAATCAAGTCCCCTTTTGCTCCACAACTCCAGCAATGATATACCTTTTCCGTATAGCAAAAGTTATTGTGCTTACCTTTGTGAATAGGACACGGAATCCTACCCTTTGGGCTTGTTCCGTATCCATACATTCTGAGGACATCCTCAATGGTCAGTGCGTTTATTATTTTCTCTGCAACTCCATTCATTTCGAGTCCTCCAATAATCTAATGATTTCCTTGCCGGTGTTTGCCTTGTTGCAAAATACATACTCTATACTGTGTTTGTGCTGCCAGGCTGATAGGATTCTATAGATTTGCAAGCCTATAATCTTACCGAACCTTGGTTTCCACATCATCACATCATCGAGCGATTGTATTTTTACTCCATCAATTTTGTCTTGCTCGACAAGGATGTACATCTTTCCACCGATTTCATCGAGCCTCAGCAACTCTCGCTTGAATCGGTCATGCTGAGATGTTGCGTTCTGAGCAAGCTCAGCTATGTTCTGTTTTCTGTCAATAATGACGAGCGGATTAGATAGATCGCAATAGTCACCAACAAACATCTTGCTTGAGATGTATTTAATTCCCTGTCGGTCAAACTCTGCTATTATCTTTTTAATCGCTCTGTCTTTTTCTCTCGTATCAATCTGTATAATCATGATGCACCGCCTAGAATGGCACATCGTCATCGATTGCCTCGAATGTATCCTTTGGTGACTCAGCTGGTGCCTTTGCCTCGTTTTTGGTATCAACGAAAGTGAAATCATCAACCATCAGATTCCAGAAATATTTGTTTTCCGATTTGCTACACTGCATCGAACCATGGACGGCAATCCTGCTGCCTTTCGCAAAAAACTTGTTAATCACCTCAGCTCGCTTGCCAAACACGGTACAGTTAAAGAAATCGGTTTCTTCTCCAAATTTACGATTAACTGCTACCGAAAAGTTACATAAAGAACTAGTCTCACCTTTTGCATTTGTATATGTCTTTAATTCAGGGTCTCTCACTAATCTACCGAAGATGTTAATACTATTCATTTGCCAGCTCCTCCAAAACTTCAATTCTGCTTAGCTTTTTTGTCTGCCTACAGTAAGCACATTTTTCGCACCTTTTCGGCTCGATTAGTCCGCTTTTTATATCAGCAAAATGGTCGACATAATGTTCAACGATCTTTAATGCAGCATCTAGCTTGTACTGTGGAACCTGGAACAATCCTAAATCAGCTCCATCCTTCTGCTTTGTCGCACCAGCAATGATAAATGGCAGCCTCTTGCCTGTACTTGCCTCAACTACTGCCTGGTAAATGGCGCCCTGAATGTCGTACCCCCACGCCTCTACGAAACTAACTCGTCCAAGTTCCTCGACATATACCGGCTCAAAATCACGCATTACCTTTAGATCTACGATTGCCTTCCCTTCGTGGTAGCTATCGATTCGGATTTTAAACTCGTGTCCAAACAACTCGGCAGTCATAATCACTTGTTTTTCGCCACCCATGTACTTCATAAACATTTCATCTCGCTCGAGTCTGTTTATAATCTCATTCGCTTGAGTATACTCAGCCTTTAGGCTTCCATCTCGTTTCAGGATTTCCGGGTGCTGCGCCATGAAAAGATCTAAAGTTCCCTCGAAGTGTGCATCAACATATGACCCAACCAACAGAGCCGTACTGGTTTCTTCCTGAATTTCACCGTTAATTCTCGCCATAGTTGAAGCTTCACACTTCATGAATGATTTAAACTGAGACGAGCCGAAGTATTTCAGCTCGTTTTCTTTATCAAAATAGTTTTCTCTTGTTAGCATTTAACTGCCTCCTTACAAATAATTAATCTCGAGTTCATCCGAGTTGGTTGTTCTTGTTGCAATAAACTGCAAGCCCTTCTCTTTGCACTTTGCGTATAACCTTTCACGGTTCGAATCAGACAGTCTTTCGACGCCATCTATGAGGATAACCTGCAGGCTGTTTGGTTTAGATAGTGCCACATCTACACAGAGCTCAAGCTTTTCTCCCTCGGATAAGTTTGTGACTGGCAATCCATTTATAAGCGGAATTCCATTCTCAACTGTTAGGCCAGCAACTGGCAGTGTAGCCGTCTCAAGAATTTCGCCAGGAAGCTTACGAGCAAGCTCAATCTTTCTTGTAAACTCATTTGATACCTCCGTAAGCTGCTCTGTTTCTTCTTCCTTTGCCTTGAGGCGAGCGTATTCGTTTAAGTGTCTTTTCATCTCTTCTGCTGTAGATATTTCGTCCGATAACGCAGTAGTATCAACTATCGGCTTATCTATATATTCGTTAGCAGTACCGATATCCTTTTGCAACTTTGCAACCTTTGTCTCAAATTCAGCAATCGCAACACGATTCTTATCTTCCAGCTTTGCGTCAAGTCCTTTGAGTTTCTCTTCCGTAGCGAGCTGTTCTGCTTTGAGTCTTTCGATGTTTGCCTTTAAACTCTCTCTTTCTGATGCAATCGCACGCTCATTTGATGAGATGCTAATTTCTTTTTCGGCTTCATATCCTCGCATTTTGTTGTCATATGAGTCCTTAAAAGCTTTTGCTCTCATTATCAGATCGTTGCTTTGTCTTATCTTCTCAAGCTCGTGATACTTCGCTGATAAATCAAATGCCTCCCATTTATCAGCCTGATATCCGCTTGGAATATCCTTTGAGATGTCTTCAATCAACGCCCTGTTATTTCTGATATCGCGATTCACGTTCTGGCGCTCCTGAAAGTAGTAACCCTTTTCGGACTGGATATCATTCAGCACCTGCAAAATATTTTGCTCATAATTGACATCCGGAGGGATTTCCCCAAACTGATCCCTTATCCAGTTAAGGTCCCAATCATACTCAATTAGATCCAGGATTACACGATTCTGCTCTGCCTTTGTCATCTGGGTGAATTCGACTGGGTTGAGCTGCAGTGGTGTGAATAGTGTCTTGAGCATAGACTCAGGGCTACCTATTTCTCGGCCAGCTTCTTTGACTGACTTATAATCAGCCTTATCCGTGCGCTTCTTTCTGTTGATATACAGGCCTGCACCTGCCTCGATGAGTATTTCTCCCTCTTTTTCTCCATTTCGTATGATATAATCTCTATCAGACTGATTCGTTAGAGCATATCTAATTGCATCAATTACGGATGTTTTTCCTGTTCCGTTTGAGCCAGATAGCTCTATATTTCTTCCGTCAAGTTCGGTTTCGCTGATTCCAAACAAATTTTTAATCTTAATCTTAGTTATTCTCATCGCTTAATACGTCTCCCTCTAAATCTGCTTTCTCCTGCTCTGCTTTGACTTGCTTTGCACAATCCATGCAAAGTGTTCGTCCAAATTTACTCTTCGAACTCTGCGCAATAGCCCTCGCCGTGTACTTACCTTCATCTGTAATTTGGCATCCGCACTCATCGCAGAAATATTCATCTTGCTTAGGTGCAAATGGTCTTACCCTGATTCCACCCACCTTGTCGCCAGCAAACATCACATTCGGGTCGGCAAAGACTAATATCTTATGACCACCCCATTCTTCAATAAATGGAGTTCCCGTTACTTTTTCTATAGTCTTCATATTGGTTACATTCCCTACCATTTTAAGCTGTCTGCCATCTTCACCAATTTCTTTGAAGTAAATGACCGGCTCTTTATCTTTTCTGCCTTTCTCTCCCGTTATCTCTTCGGACTTCACTGCATAATCAATTGTTAGTTCCTTGTCTGAGTCCATGCAATACCAGGCTCCAATATACTCTTTATTAAAGCACTTCTTCCAGTGTGTTTTAGTACTCATATCCACCCTCTCCTTTGTCTATAACTATCTGTGCATTAAGCTGCTTTGTACTTGTCATAAATGCTGTTTGCGCAAATGCCATGAGTTCAGCTAAGTTGTCGAATTTAAACACAAGCGAATTTTCTGGATTGAATATTGTCACATAGCCTGTTATCTTACTCATTGTTAGCCCTCGCTTTCTTGATTGCGTTCGTTACGATTTCAAGGATAAACTCTATGTCATCATAGTTAACCAACCAGTTCGGAATGCTCACAAGCTGATTGATAATCTTGCTTGCATACTTCATCATTACATTTAGCTTGTATGGTTGTATTGCGTTTAGCCCTTGCTCTGGGAGCTCAGGTGTGATATTATGAAATTGGATTTCGGCGCTCTTAGGAGCGTCTTTTTTTATGTTCTTCATGCTTCCTCCTTTTGTCATCTATTTAGTATTCTTTCTGCATAAGCCTTTCCGTCCTCGGTGTTGCCCGAATTGTATACGCTCAGCGCGTCCTCATAGTTTCCGTATTGGTCATATAGGTCTGACAAGATGGCGCATCCTAGAATCACGTTCTCTTGTGGGTCAAATAGGCTTACGATTCCTAGTTCTTCCATTCGCTTTTGGTAGTGCTTTGGTTGAATCTGCATTAAGCCTATTGATTCGCCATTGTCTCCTACTGCGTTAGGATTGCCTCCTGATTCCTCTTTGATGATTGCCTTGACGATGTTAGGGTCTACACCACTTCTTATCGCTATGTCGTCAATCATTTCGTTTGATATGCCTCTAACATCAATCTGTATGTTGCTTACGACTTTAGGCTCAATCTTGTTGTATAACTCAGGGTGGTCTATCGCAGTTGCTATGCCGTTCAGTGCAAGCACTGCCGATATAAAGAGCGTTGGCGGTATGATTGATTTAATTTTCATAGTGTCCTCCTTTCCAACATCTTGTATGACTTGTTGATGCTATTGATGTCCAACCCTGCCATGTCATATAAGACGTCTTTGTTTAAATAGTTGTCATGTTCGCAGTACATCTTGATTTCTCGCCTTGCCATTTCATCGCGAGTCATCTTTACAATCTTCGCTGCAGTAGACCCTGCGCATCCGAATAATTTTTTCACATCGCTAGACGTGAAGTATGTTAGCGAGTGATACATCTCAAATGCTGTCTTTACATCTGGCCGCACATTTGGAAATCTCATTTTGTGGCTCCTTTCTGTTGTTTTTTCTTAATCTCCTTCACACTGTATGGTGATACGAAGTAGCCAATAGATTGCCTTCAAAATCCCAGTATTGAACCATTATTTTAGATAAATCATCATGAGTGCCTGCGCCTACAAGCGATTTTGTCCTTATAACTTGTATTACGCAGGCCTCATCAGTTCCACATGGTCTTACCGCTGATACAAATTTCTTTTCTTCTTTCATCTCTCCTCCTTTCTCAGTTCCTACATCCCTTATGTAAGCCGATAAAACTAAATCCTTGCTATTCGAGCACATCGCCAATACAATATATCTATGCCGATAGGCAAGAAAGGAAGGTGGTCACATTGACCAAACTTTTGAACTTGCCCGCTCCCTTGATTTAAGGTCGCCTATTGTGGTCCCACAACACGTTAAACTGGGTAATGGCAGAATACTGATGCAGCGTAATGTTCGGGTACGTATAAGCCCAGGACCTTGTCAGTCCTAAAATCCGACTCACTGTATCAAGTACTCCTGAATGTTGTTAGCACAAGGCATGGTAGCAGAACTAAAACTGCTAAAGTAACAGCTCGCCCCACAGAAGCATTAGGTGCCTTCTGATGTGGTGAAAACCTGCAAGGCGTCAAGGGTAAACAAATTTAGACAAAGACTGGTAGAGAAGGCACCTCTATCGGTCTTTTGTTTTATCGACTTACATAAGGGATGTAATTTAGTTAAAACTTCTCTCCTCCTTTCTCGGCATCATTGTCTATCCATCCCATTAAGTATGCAGGGCTTATTGCAAGAGCCTTTGCAAGTAATTCAACTTTATAAGGAGGTATATTAGTTATTATGTCATTTTCATATTTATAAATAGTTTGTTTGGTTGTTCCAATCTTATTAGCCAATGATTCTTGCGTCATTTTTAATAATTCTCGACATTCTTTTATTCGTTGACCAATACTCATCATTAAAACCTCCTCCTTTCTCGGCTGGTGCGATTACTTGAATATTGTTCAAGTAAAAGGGTAAAAAAAATTACTCTTCGATGTAAATCTCATCTAGTGACGCATTGAGTATAGACGCTACTTTTTTTGCTTTTTCGATACTGAGCTTCTTGAAGTTGTTCTCCCAGGTGTTGTATGTTTGAACGGATACTCCTAAAAGTCCAGCCATTTCGATTTGTGTTTTATTTTCCCTTGCTCGTAGTTCCTTTAGGCTTTTTTTCAATTTGTCTCACCTCCTTTTAGCTATATATTACTTGAATAATTTTCAAGTGTCAAGCATTATTTGAATTATTTTCAAGTTTTTGTTGAAAAATATTAAAAAAATGTTATAATCAGCTTGAAAACAATTCTATTACATAGAGGTGATTATGTTTAAAGATAAAATAAGATTCTACAGGAAATTAAGAGGAATTTCTCAAGAGGCTCTTGCTGATAAACTTGGCTATAAATCATTTACAACAATTCAAAAATGGGAAGATGGTACATCAAGCCCTCCTATTGGTACAGTTAAAAAGGTTGCTGATATTCTAGGCGTAACAATTGAAGAATTGACGTCAGATGATAATCACTCTGTTGACCCTGACCTCACAGGTATAAGCAACATTTCGTTTCCAGCTTCTCGCCCTATTCCAATTCTAGGCGATATTTGTGCTGGAGAAGGAACCTGGTGTGAAGAGAACTTCGAAGGACATTTCTTTATTGACAGCTCAGTAAAAGCAGATTTTTGCGTGCGTGTTAGAGGGGATAGTATGATTGATGCTGGTATTATAGACGGCGACCTTGCGTTTATAAAAAAGACTTACGATTATAAAGACGGTAATATCTATGCAGTGCGTATAAACTCCGATTGCGAGGCAGTTCTCAAAAAGGTATTTTGGCAAGAGGATACAATTATACTCAACCCATGCAACGCAGACTATAAGCCAATCGTTACGGACAGCGAAGGCGTATCGGTCGTTGGCGAGTGCATAGGAGTATACCATTCGACGAAGTGATGGTTACGTTTATTTGTGTTTATATAAGTTTATATATGTTTATATAAGATTATTTGTGTTTGGGAAAATTAAAAAAGTGATTGACTTTTATTGCCTAGGGTATTAACATAGTAGTTAATCTATTATAGATTGATAAAACTAATAATGCTCTCGGTAGTAACCCCCTCACCATAAGAGGTCGGGCCAATCTGAGAGTTTTTTATTTTATACGGAGGTATAATTGGATGATAAAAACAGCAGTAATGATTGATGGTGGATTCTATAGAAAAGTAACGAACCGAACGGATTCGAATCTTTCACCTAAAGAGGCGGCCGACAAGTTAATAAGTTATTGTTACTCGCATATGAAAATGAAAAACGATGATATAAATTGCTATTTGTACAGAATCTTCTACTATGATTGTCCTCCTAGTAACAAGAAGGTTTACAACCCAATTACTAAAACTACTGACGACCTATCTAAAAGCCAAATGTATAAGTGGATGTGCGAATTCATTTCTGAAATGACAAAACGTCGCAAGGTTGCTATGCGCCTAGGATATCTGTCTGATGTCTCGTTAGAATATACTCTCAAGCCTCAATTTTTAAAAGAAGTATGCGAAGGGAAACTGAATTCGAGTGATATAGAAAAGAAGCATATGGATTTAATAATAAAACAAAAAGGTGTCGACATGAAAATAGGAATTGACATAGCCTCACTTGCTTATAAGCAACAAGTAGATAGGATTGTATTGATTGCTGGTGATAGCGATTTTGTTCCCGCAGCAAAGCTTGCTAGGCGAGAGGGGATTGATTTTGTATTAGATCCTTTGTGGCAAAATATACGACCCGATTTGCATGAGCATATCGATGGGATTATAACTAAGCTAGACAAACCAAAACGATGTTATAGAAAAAAGCAGTTAACAAGTGCGAGAAAATAAATTATAACAACAAAATAAACTAGTCGAAATCGACCAGTTTAGGTTTGAACTCATTCCATAATTAAGATTTTGCTCAAAACATTAAACAACAAAGCCCTCAGTCGAAACCGAGGGCAATGCATAGGCTGTAAGGTACAACCCGTCTGAACAACGAAATTGTACCATTGCAGCCCCTTAATGTCAAATTAATGTCAAATAGAGGGGTATTTTTGTACCCAAAATCAAGGAGGTTGCCATGCCAATTTACAAAACAAAGGAAAAGCGAGATGGACTATCCAAGTATAGAGTAAGAATAAATTATATTGATGACAGTGGCAAAAATCGTTCTTTGACGCGTATAGCTTACGGTCTTGCAGCAGCAAAAGAATTAGAAGCAAAGCTAAGCAGGAACAAAAATGAGCAGGTTCATAGCAATATGATGCTCCAGGATCTAATTGAATTATATTTTGAATTTAAACAAATCGATGTAAGGGAATCGACACTAAAGAAAGCCAAGGGAATTACTTATAAGTATATTTATCCTTTGGATATTCGCTTAAATAAACTTAGCGTGCGAAGGCTAAACGAATGGAAGCTGTCAATAGGCAATCTGCCGCTTTCTCATACGATGAAGAAAAACATCTACGGTCAATTTAGATCTATTTTGAATTGGGCCGTATCAAAAGAATATCTTAAGAGCAATCCTTTAAATAAGGTCGGTAATTTCAAGAATCCGTATAAAGGGAAAGATGTAATACAATTCTATACACCAAATGAGTTCAAGCGATATATAGTTTGCGTCCGCGAAATCGCTCTTGAGAAAGGGTTTTATGACTATTATGTGTTCTTTATGCTTGCTTATTTTACTGGAGCAAGGAAGGGAGAAATACACGCTCTAAGATGGTCTGATTATAAAGACGGCGCTATAACCATTAGCAAAAGCATATCACAAAAACTATCAGGAGGAGACCGTGAAACACCACCTAAGAATATGAGCAGCAATCGCACATTACAAGTTCCTGAACCTCTAAAAAGAGTGCTTGAGCAGCACTATGCTCAATGC